CGGCGGGGAGTTCGCGCTCCCCGCCGTCTGCCGAACACCTTCTGTGAAAGGTGCCCGACATGGCACAGACTACTTGCCAGCACCCTGATGGCTGCACCCGTCCACGACGGAAGCGCGGCTGGTGCGAGATGCACTACCAGCGACTCATGGCGACGGGCGATGTCGGTCCCGCCGAGAAACTCACCACCTGGGGCGAGAGCAAGGGCAAGGCGTGCGGCGTCGAGGGCTGCATGCACGTCATCCGAGCCGCCGGCTGGTGCGAGATGCACTACAAGCGCAACCAGATGAAGGGCGACCCTGGCGGTGCTGAGCCTCTCCGCCGCATCCTTCCTGAGGAAATGCAGCACTACACGTCCGGCCAGCGGCACCGTTTCTACAAGTACGGCCTGACTGATGAGGCGTTCATCGCCATGCTGGACCGTCAGGGTGGCCGCTGCTATGTCTGTCGGACCGACGCCCCGAACGGCAAGGGCTGGTCCGTCGATCACTGCCACGAGACGAACACGGTCCGGTTCATCGCCTGCAACCCGTGCAATTCGGCGCTTGGTCTTATCAAGGAAGATCCTCGGATCGCACAGAGACTTCTTGAAGTCGCCATTGAGTGCCAGCAGCTTCGTCTGATCTGAGGAGTTCTCGTGCCCCTGACCACCGCCGACGTCCCGGACCCGTCGAAGAAGCCCGAGGCGCCCAAGGTTGAGCCCCCGAAGCCGCCGGAGAAGACCGGCCTGGCCGATGCGGCTCTTTCGTCCGATCCGTTGGTGCAGAAGTTGCTGTGGGACCGCGGTCACCGCCATGGCGCGGGTGATGCCCACATGGTCGCCGTGATTGACGGCGAGCTGCGCAAGCTCGGTTTCGACCTCTAGTCCCTGATCTTCCCCGCGAGCCCCGGAGCCTTCTGGCCCGGGGCTTTCGCATGCCCACGAAAGGAAGCCGCCATGCAGCCCAACGTTGACGCCTGCCCGATCTGCCGTCGCCTGGATGGCGGTCACGACAAGGCCATGCACGACATGGTCGACAACGGCGGGAAGGCCTATCCGCCGCCGAAGGTTCGATGAAGGAGCAACCATCCATGATTCCTGTTGTCTATGCCATGGGTTCGGAGACCGTGGGTATGCCCGACGGTTCGTCGGTGCCGGTGTCGAAGGGTTCGCACTGGCCGGCGGCTGATCCGGTGGTGGCGCGTCGACCGGGCCTGTTCTCCGAGGATGCCCGCTTCGGCCTGCTGTACACGGTGGCGCCGGCCGGTTACGACCTTGAGCTGAACGAGGTCGAAGAGGCCACCGCGAACCCGGGCGAGCGCCGGTCGGTGCGTCGTGGCTGATCCGGCCGGCCTTGTCGTCCGTACCACTGACGGCGGCACGAGGCTTCATCCTGACGCGACTGTGCTTGACATCGCGGACTCGGGGCTCTTGCAGATCTTCGCACCCAGCGAGGTGTGGGTGGCGACCTACGCGCCCGGTACGTGGGTAAGCGTTGTCGCCCAGGACGCCCCGGCCGAAGAGGCCACCGCGAACCCGGGCGAGAAGCGCAGCGTCCGCCGTGGCTGATGTGTGTCCGACCTGCCATGGCACCGGACCCGCCGCTCCCGAATGTCTGGACCTTTGGCACGGAGTGGCGACGGTGGCGCTGCCCAACCGGACCGACGCGGCCTGGGAGCGGTTGCTGCGGTTGCGTGACGAGGCCCGCTCCTTGGGCATCGAGGTCGATGACGCATGGCCGATCAAGGAACTGCTTGACGAGATCGCGGCCGCGAAGGCTGCCGAGAACTGATCCCCTGCGGCCGGACTTCATGGATGGTTGGCCGGCCGCAGGTTCAACCATCCGTTAACCATCCACAAGGGATTGCCCATGTCAGTCAACACGGAGTTAACGGTCGCCGCTTGGCGATGCCCCTGTCACCCCGGGGCGCGGTGGAGTTTCTTTGCACCCTACGAAGGTTGCCCGATCAGCGATATGAACATCGCGTCGCAGACCTTCGGCCACAGATACGCCACTGTGGCCGAGCTACAGGCCGCACACCCGGGCGTGCGGCCCTCCGCGCTTGCCGACGACGCTGACTGGTTGACCCTGCTAGAAACGTTGATTGGCGGCCGTTCGTATCTGACGGTCGCGGGCGAGCGGGTCCTGCCGGCGGTGGCCGATGACGCAGCCTGAGCCGATCGAGGTGGACGACCCGTCCACCGCTGTGGCCGTCGCCTTCGTCCACAACGGCGACGAGGTCGACTACAGCTTCTTCCACTCCTACGTGCAGCTGATCCACTTCGACGCCGCGAATGAAGGCCGGACGTGGCGCGGTGGGGAGTTCAGCATCCGCGCCGGCACCGACGGTCTGGCCGCGGCGCGGAACACGGCGGTGCAGGGCTTCCTGTCCGAGTCGAAGGCGGACTGGTTCTGCTGGTTCGACACGGACATGGGCTTCGCGCCGGAGACGGTGGACCTGCTGCTGCAGGCCGCCGACCCGGCTGAGCGTCCGGTCATGGGCGGGTTGTGCTTCGCGAACCGCGAGGTCGAGAACGACGGCATGGGTGGTCGGATCGCCCTGGCGGCGCCGGTCATCATGGACTGGAAGACGGTCGACGGGGAGCAGGGTTTCGATACCCGCTGGAATTACGCCCAGAACGCGATCGTGCGCTGCGACGGCGTGGGTTCGGCGTGTGTGCTGATCCACCGGAGCGTGTTCGAGCGGGTCCTGGCCGAGTTCGGCCCGAACTGGTACTCCCGGGCGCGTAACCCGAGCACCAACCAGTTGATCTCCGAGGACCTGTCGTTCTGCGTGCGGGCCAACGCGCTGGACATTCCGATCCACGTGCACACCGGCGTGAAGACGACCCACGCGAAGCGCGTGTGGCTGTCGGAGACGCACTACTGGCAGCAGCGGTTGCTGAACTCCGCTCCGTCGACGGCGGAGGGTGCGCCGATCCCGGTGGCGGCTCCTACGTGGACGGTGCCGCGGTATGCGGTGATCCCGACCCACAACCGGCCGGCCCGGCTGCTGGCGCTGGTGGTGTCGCTGGGCGCCCAGTGCGACCACATCGTGATCGTGGACAATGCCTCGACGCCGCCGGTGGACCAGGCGCACCTGCAGGCCTCGGTGCCGGAGCACTGCAGGGTTGAAGTGATCCGCGACGAGGAGCAGCCGCCGAACCTCAGCCGCATCTGGAACGTCATGTTCGACCACTGCGCTGAGGCCGAGTTGGTCGAGGATGAGACCGCCTGCGGCGACGAGGACCACTGCGCCCAATTCAAGCCGGGCCCGGCGTGGGACGTTGCCGTCTTCAACGACGACAGCGTGGTCCCGGCCGGCTGGTACAACACCGTGGCGACGGCGCTGCGCGAGCACGACTCGGCAGTGGTGGCGCACACGGCTCCGACCTCGCCTTTGCTGCTGACCGAACTCCACAACGACCATCGCAACCGGATGGCCCCCCATGCCTTCATCATGCGGGGCGAAGTCGATCTGCGCTCCGACGAGTCGATGCAGTGGTGGTACTTCGATACAGATCTGGACCTTCGCGCCCGCAAGGTGGGCGGTGTGCTCTCCGTCCCGGGGCCGCAGGTGATCAACGCTCAGGCCAACTCCACGACACGGGGAGCGCTTGCGGTGCAGGCCGAGAAGGATCGCATCGCTTTCGAGGCGAAGTGGGCGGGTCAGCTATGAGCGGCCGCCCGACTGACCCCGTGGCCCGGTTCTGGCGCAAGGTCAACCAAGCCGGTCCCGCTGTGGACCCAGACCTCGGCCCATGCTGGCAGTGGCTGGGCAAGCCGCATCGAGGTGGCTATGGTCGACACTCGCCGACCCCAGGCGCGATCGTCTACGCCCATCGGTACTCGTATGTCCTGCTTATTGGTGAAGTCCCCGAGGGACTCCAGCTCGACCATCTTTGCCGCAATCGGATGTGCGTTCGCCCGGAACACCTCGAGCCCGTAACCGGGAAAGAGAACATCGCCCGAGGCGAGGCGCCTACTGCAATCCACGGGCGCAAGACGCATTGCGACGCTGGGCACCGGTTGGCCGACGACAACCTTCACGTCTACACGATCCGCTCGACAGGCACTATGGGTCGTCGTTGTCGAGCGTGCGGCGCTGCGAGGGCGCGCGAATACAGGGCGCGGGTGGCCGCATGATCGGCTACGGCGCCTGCATCGGTTCGTGGGAGAAGCTGCCCTGCAACATCCTGCCGCGGGTCAAGGACCGGCCGTTGGTCGTTCTGTCCGGTCAGTCGTCGATCGCCGCGGCCTACAACGCCATCCTCGACGCCTACAAGGGTCGGGGAATGGACGCGGTGATCCTGCTCCACGACGACCTGGAGATCACCGACCCGGCCGCGGAGTTCAAGTTCCTCGCCGCCCTCGACGAGGACGTGGCGCTGGTCGGCGTCGCCGGCGGCGGCCCGTCACTGCGGTGGTGGGACCACAACCCGATCGGCCACCAGATGACCGACTCCGGCCCGCTCGACTTCGGTCGGCGCAGCGGTGACGTGGACATGGTCGAGGGCTCGATCGTGGCGTTCTCGCCGTGGGCGGTGGAGAACCTGCGCATCGACGAGCGCTACACCGACTTCCGGTCCGGGTGGGATGACGTCTGCCTGCATGCCCGGGCGGCCGGCAAGCGGGTCGTGGTGGCCGATGTGGACACACACCACCACACGACGGTCGGGTGGAAGTCGCCAGAGATCGAGGCGAAGTTCGTCGAGTCGGAGCGGATGTTCCGAGAGAAGTGGGCGGCATGAGGCGCCTGACCTGCGGCGCCTGCGCCGGCACGAAGCTGACTGTCTTCCTCGACCTCGGCCGGACGCCGTTGGCCAACCGGTACCCGGCCACCGTCGACGAGAAGGAAGCCTGGTACCCGCTGCAACTCGGCGTGTGCGGTAACTGCGGGCTGGTCCAGCTCATGGAGATCGTGGATGACCACGAGCTCTACGGCATCGACTACGGCTTCTACTCCGGCGGCTCGATGGCCCAGCTCGAGTACCACCGCCGCGGCGCGCAGCTGCTTCTGGACCGGTTCCCGGAGCAGGCGAAGCAGCTGACCATCGAGGTGGCCTGCAACGACGGCAGCCTGCTGCAGCACTTCGAGGCCGCCGGCTGTCGCAGTCTCGGCATCGACCCAGCGGTGGGCCCGGTCGAGCAGGCGCGCGACCGGGGGCTGGATGTTATCCAGCAGGCGCTGTCGACCGAGCTCGCCCAGAAGGTTCGCGACGAGTACGGGCCGGCCGGGTTGGTCATCGCCTACAACTCGATGGCCCACGTCCAGGACCTCAGCGACGTGCTCGCCGGCGTGCGGGCCCTGATGGACACCGACAGCGTGGCTGTGTTCGAGGTCCAGTACCTGCCGGATCTGTTGGCCGGCAACATGTACGACCAGGTGTATCACGAGCACCGGTTCTTCTACTCGCTGCGCAGTCTGCGTCACGCCACCGGCCTGCACGGGCTGTACGTGGTCGACGCGGAGCTGATCGAGCTGCAGGGCGGCGGCATCCGCGTCACCCTGTCCGCCGACCCGGAGGCCATCCCTTCGCCGGCGGTGGAGCGGATCGCCGACTCGGAGTGGTGGCTGGAGCACGCCTACGCCGGCTTCCAGGGCAAGGTGGACCGCACCCGCGATCACCTGCGCAGCCTGATCCTGGCCGAGGTGGCCAGCGGCGCCAGGATCGCCGGCTACGGCGCCGCGGCGAAGGCGACGACGATCCTGAACTTCTGCGGGATCGGGCCGGAGGCGCTGCAGTACGTGGTCGACACGACGCCCTACAAGCAGGGCCGGTTCGTACCCGGTACCGGCCTGCGGATCCTGTCGCCGGAGGCGGCTGCCGAGGAGCCGGTGGACACGCTGCTTCTGCTCGCGGCGAACTACCTCGGCACGGTACTGCGACACAACCCGCACAAGGGCCGCTGGATCACGCCTCAGCCGCTGCCGGCGGTGATCTGATGCGGGTACTCCTGACCGGGGCATCAGGCTTCCTGGGCGCGAACTGCCTGCGGTACCTGCTGGACGAGACGGACTGGGACATCGTGTGCCCGGCCAGCTTCAGCCATCGCGGCGTACCGGAGCGCATCACGCAGACCGTGCGGACGAACTGCCCGGTCGATGAGTGGCAGCGGGTCACCGTTGTGACTTGCGACCTGGCGACTCCGATCGCCGACACCACCGAGGCGCTGTTTGGCGACATCGAAGCAATCATCAACTTCGCGTCGGAGTCGCACATCCCGCGCTCGATCGCCGACCCGGTGCCGTTCGTGCAGAACAACGTCAACTCGATGCTGCACCTGCTGGAGTATGCGTGGTGCCTGCCGCACCTGAAGGCTTTCGTGCAGATCTCCACCGACGAGGTCTACGGTCCCGCCTCCGACGGCGCGCATGCGGAGTGGTCGCCGATCCTGCCGTCCACGCCGTACAGCGCGAGCAAGGCGGCGCAGGAGGCTCTGGCGATCTCGTACTGGCGGTCCTTTGGGCTGCCGCTGGTGCTGGTGAACACGATGAACCCGGTCGGGCCGATGCAGGACCCGGAGAAGTTCGTCCCCATGGTCATCGGCCGGGTGCTGCGCGGCGAGGTCGTGAACATCCACGCCGGCCCCGACGGGGAGATCGGGTCGCGGGTCTACGTCAACGCCCGCGACCTGGCCGCGGCGATCCTGCACCTGCTCGGCGGTGACGTCTCGCTCTACGGCCAGCCTTATGTGGACCGGCCGGACCGGTGGAACGTGGTCGGCGAGCGTGATGTCAGCAACCTGGAGTTGGCGCAGCTGATCGCCGACGAACTCGACCTTCCGCTGCGCTATGACGTGCTCCTGTCCGACCGGCCCGGACACGGCCTGCGGTACGCCCTCGACGGCACGAAGCTGGCCGACGCCGGGTGGAAACCGACGCGGCGGATCGAGGACTCAGTCGCCGAACTGGTCGCATGGTCCAGGGCGAACCCGCTGTGGGCGAATCGGGTGCCGCGGTGAAACTCAACCTGGGTTGCGCCGACCGGTATGTCGAAGGCTGGCACAACGTCGACCACGAGCCGTGCCCGCATCCCCGCGACGAGACGGTCGACCTGACCGGCCCACTGCCATGGCCCGACGGCAGCATCGAACTCGTCTACGCCGGGCATCTGCTCGAGCATCTGACCTACGAGCAATGTCGGACGCTGCTGGTCGGGTTGCGAGACCTTATGGTTCCCGGCGGCCAGTTGATGGCTATCGGTCCGGACATGGCGCTGGTGGAGTCGCTGGGTACCGGCGACAGGCATGAGGTCGACGAGTTACGCCACGGCGGCCACCGGTGGCAGGGTGACGAGCACCGGTGGGAATGCACAACCGCCCTGATTGAGGGCCTGTTGCGCGATGCGGATTGGCTTGAGGTCACCGACGTGGGTATCGCCAACGTGGCTCTCTCGTGGCCGGTCATCGACCGGGTGCCGCAGTGGCAGTTTGCGGTGAGCGCCGTAGCGCCATGAGCATCACGGTTGTCATCCCCACGATCGACGGACGGTACGACCAGCTGCACCGGGCCATTGCCTCGGTGCACGCGCAGACGCTGCGGGCCACCGAGATCCAGGTTGAGTTCGACCGGCTCCGCACCGGCGCCGCCGCGACCCGGAACCGGGCGCTGGAGCACGTCGAGACCGAGTACGTCGCCTTCCTCGACGACGACGACGAGCTGAAGCCGAACCATCTGCGGGTCTGTGCCCGGTACGCGGCACTGACCGGGGCGGACGTCGTCTACCCGTGGTTCGACTGTGACGGCGAGGACCCGATCGGCATGTTCGGGGTGCCGTTCTCGGCGCGGCTCCTGCGCCAGCGCAACTACATCCCGGTCACGGTGCTGGCCCGCACCGAGCTGGTCCGGGCGGCCGGCGGGTTCCAGGAACACCCGGATGAGAACGGCGACCCGTGCGAGGACTGGGGCCTGTGGCTGGCGCTGCTCGACGCTGGCGCGAAGTTCGGCCACGTACCGCAACGGACGTGGATCTGGCACATGGGCGGCGGGACGAGAGGCAAGGGCACGACATGGCCGAAGTAGACAGCGTCCTGACCGTCACCGCTGAGGCCGAGGTGGTGACCGCGCTGGACACCCTGCTCGCGATCCGCGCGTTGGCCGAGTCGCGTCAGATGCCGGCGACCGATGGCGGACTGGCGGATCTTGCTGCGGTCTGGCCGAGAGAGATCCTTCGAATCCTCAATGGAGACCTGACGTGACGACTGGACTGAGTGCGGCCAACCTCGCCAACAAGTGGCTGGACATGCTGGGCGCCACCGCCTTCAGCGCGCCAACCAACACCTACGTCAAACTCCACACCGGCGATCCCGGTAGCGCCGGTACGTCCAACGCGTCGGCCAACACCACCCGCGTCGTACTCGCCTGGTCTGCCGCGTCGGCCGGCAGCAAAGCCATTACGGCCACCCTGCCGTCCTGGGCAGCCTGGGCATCCGGCTCGGAGACGATCAGCCACATCTCGGTCTGGGACAACCTGACCGTAGGCAACTTTCTCTTCTCCGGCGCGCTGACCGCATCGAAGCCGATGACCAACGGGGACACGCTCAACCTGACATCCATGAGCATCGCCCACACCCCGATCGCAGCGTGACCTGACCGGGCGGAGGTAGCCCATGGCCGCCCCCACGTTCCATTCGATCGGCACCCAGCTACAGGGCACCGTTTCCACCGCCAGCCTCGCCAAACCCGGCACCATGTCCGACGGCGATGTGGTCCTGGCCCTGGTGTTCATCAATTCCACTACCACCGTGTCGTCGGCGCCGTCGGGCTTCACGCAGGCCAGCGGTTCGCCTATCGCGGTGGCATCCGGCGGCGGCGCACACTCGATGGTCGCCTACTGGAAACGCGTCACCACCGCATCCGGCGAGCCGTCCACCTACGACTTCGTGCTCAGCGGCAGTCAGTACGTCAACGGCTGCGCGGCTGCCTACTCCGGCTGCGTCGCGTCGGGCACGCCGCTGGACGTGACGAACTCGGCGCACTTCGACACCAACGCCACCGCCACGCCGAACGTGGCGGTCACCACCTCGACGGCGAACACGCTGCTCGTCTTCCAGGGCGGTAACTGGTCCGGCGGTGCATGGACGCCGCCCACCAGCTTCACCGAGCGAGTCGACACCGGCGACCGCGTCCACACCATCGACGACCTCGCCCAGGCCGCGGCTGGCTCCTCGGGCAACGTCAGCGCCACAAACGCATCTTCCGCGCCGTGCACGGCATGGCTCGGCGCGCTGCTACCAGTGGCCAGCGGTACGACGCAGAACGCCGCAGCCACGATCTCGATCACCGACACGGTCACGTCCGCCGCGACGATGACAAAACCAGCCGATACGGCGGTCACCGTCACCGACACGGTGGCCTCTGCGGCGGCGGTCACCCGGCCAGCCGACGCCGCGGTAGCCATCACCAACACGGTTGCCTCGGCTGGTGCAGCGACCCGGCCGGCGGACGCAGTCCTGCTCACAACGGACGTCATCACCACCGCCAGCACCGTCACTCGGCCAGCAGATGCGACAAGCCTTGCCGTCACCAGCACGGTGGCCACTGCAGCCGCTGTTGCGCTCGGTGGCGCCACCTCGGTTTCAGTAACCACCGCCATCGCCAGCGCGGCCACCGTGACGCGGGCAGCCATCGCGGCCGTCTCGGTAGCGAACGTCATTACGACCGCAGCTTCCGGCGGGACGACAGCGCGCGGCACTGATGCTCGGGTCTTCGCCTCAACCCCGCCCGGCCGGGCCACGTCTTCGTCGGGTTCCGGTCGCATCACCGCATCCAATGAGGGGAGGCGCATGTGACCACCCGCAGCGTCGGCGACCAGGTCGACGTCGGCTACCTCGCCACCGTCGACGGCGTCCTGACCGACGCAACGCTCACCCTCACGGTCACCGACCCGACCGGTACGCCGACCACACCATCGGTGACACACGCCTCGACCGGTAACTATCAGTCCTCGTTCACCGTCAGTGCGGCCGGGGTGTGGTTCTGGTACTGGACCGCCTCCGGCGCGGTGGTGGACGTGACGCCGCCGGAGTCGGTACTGGCCGCAAACCCTGGCCCGCCGACGTATGCCAGCCTCGTGGAGCTGAAGGCGTACCTCGGGATCACCGACACCACCGAGGACCCGCAGCTGCTGGACTCGCTCATCACCGCGTCGCGCGGCATCGAGCACATCTGCGGCCGCCGGTTCTACCCGGACCTTGCCGCCACCGCCCGCCTGTTCCGCCCCCGCGACGGCTTCGCGGTCCCCGTGGACGACTTCTGGACCACGACAGACCTTGTCGTCGCGGTCGACAACGCCGACAACGGCACGTTCACCACGGTCGACGCCTCCACGTACTTCCTGGAGCCGTTCAACGGTGTCAGCGACGGTGAGGCCGGCTGGCCGTACTACCGGATCAACGCTGCCACCGGGTCATGGCCGTGCAACAACCGCCGCCCCGCGGTGCAGATCACAGCGCGCTGGGGTTGGGCCACCACGCCAGGACCGGTACATCAGGCCTGCGTCTACCTGGCCGAGGAGACGTTCAAGATGAAGGGCTCCCCGTTCGGTGTTGCCGCGAGCGACATCCACGGCCCGATCCGGATGCGGGACAACCCGAAGGTCATGCAGATGCTGGCCCCGTACCGGGACAACGCGGTGATGATGGCATGACCGACATCGAGGCTGTGTGCGACGCGATCGCGGCCAACATCATCGCCGGGATGGCCGGCGACGCGATCGCCGGCCGGACGTTCTCCATCGCCACGGACTCGATCAACCCGCCGACCGCGATCGTGGTACCGGCCCCGGGCGAGTTCCTGATGTACGACGACACGTTCGGCGGGACCAGCAACTACGACATTGTCGTGAAGATCCTCAACGGGACCCAGGACGCACCAGCGTCGCAGACCAAGCTCATGGGCTACATGAAGAAGTCCGGGGCGACCTCCATCCGGGCCGCCATCCTGTCCGACGTCAAACTCGGCGGGATCGTCTCCTACATCGAGGTTCCGGCCGCGTTGAGCTACCACAACGTCGAGTGGTCGGCGCAGCTGTTCCTCGGCTTCGAGCTGTCGGTGAAGGTGTTCGAGTAATAGGCCCGGCGGGCGCGTGCGGCGCCCCCGGGGTTGGCCGACCGATCAGGGAGTCGACATGGGTAATCGTAAGGTCGGACAGGACTATGCCGTTGACGCCAGGCTCACGGAACGTTGGCGAGCCAAGGTAGACATGTCCGATCACCGCGGATGCTGGCTATGGCAGGGGTCCGTCATGCATAACAGTCGTTACGGGCAGATCCACGTCAAGCTAAGGAACGGCAGTTGGTCTGCGACGGTGGCCCACCGGGTCGCCTATGAGATTTACCGCGGGCCGATACCTGAGGGGCTGGTCCTCGACCACCTGTGCCGCAACCGACAGTGCGTAAACCCAAGCCATCTCGAAGCGGTTGAGAACCGGACCAACATCCTGCGTGGCACCGGCTTCGCCGCACACCATGCCCGCAAGTCGCATTGTCCGCAAGGTCACGAGTACGGCACGGAGAACACGTACCTCGACAAGGGCGGCATGCGTCACTGCCGCGCGTGCGGCCACGATCGATATCTGGCCAGGAAGGAGGCGAGAACTTGAGGTTCCTCGTCGCGATGCCCGCCCCGGCCTTCTCGGTCGCCGATGTGGCGGCCGGCTGGGTCGAAGCCCTCCGGGCAGGCGGCCAGCACGTCATCGAGTTCAACCATGGCGATCGACTTTCCTTCTACGCATCCGCACTTCGCCAAGTATCAGAGAACGAATTTGTCCGTTTCCTTACGGCGGAGCAGGCCCACGAACTTGCCGTGAACGGGCTGTATGCGGCGCTTTATAAGTCGAGACCAGATGTGCTGCTCGTTGTTTCCGGGTTCTTTATCCCGCCAGAGCTTCTTGATCGTGTCCGCCGAACGGGGACCCGGGTTGTCCTGATCCACACCGAACAGCCCTACGAGCAAGACCGCCAGCTCGCGCTCGCTCCGTTTGCTGACCTGAATCTCGTTGATGACATGGTTGGCATCGAGAATTTCCAGGCGATCGGGCCGACGGCCTATCTGCCGAAGGCCTACCGGCCCTCGATCCACAAGCCCGGCCCCGCCGTCGAGGCGCTGCGGTCAGACCTGGCGTTCGTCGGCACCGGCTACCAGTCGCGGATCGACTTCTTCGAGGCGATGGACCTCGACGGCCTGGATGTCCTCCTGGCCGGCAACTGGCAGCAACTGGCCGAGGATTCGCCGCTGGCGCCGTTCGTGGCGCACGACCCGGAAGAGTGCCTCGACAACGAGAAGACCGCGGACGTGTACCGGTCGGCGAAGGTCGGGCTGAACCTGTACCGGCGTGAGTCGCAGCGACCGGAACTGTCGCAGGGCTGGTCGATGGGGCCGCGCGAACTGGAGATGGCCGCGATCGGCCTCCCGTTCGCCCGTGACCCCCGCGGCGAGGGCGACGAGCTCCTGCCGATGCTGCCGACGTTCACCTCGCCGGCCGAGGCGGGCGACATCGTGCGCTGGTTCCTGGCCCACGACGACGAGCGCGAGAAGGCCGGGGCCCTGGCCCGGGAAGCGATCGCGCACAGAACCTTCGATTCGCACGCAGCGGTCCTGCTGCGCCTGCTCAACGGATAGGGAGTAAAAGCAATGGGCCGCATCGCGGGCAGAAACGCCATCATCTACTTCGGGGCGACGAACGGCGCACAGGCGTCGCCGTTGGCGTTCGCCGCGCAGTACGCCCTGAACTTCGCCACCACCAAGATCGACGTCACGGCGTTCGGGGACCGGGGCAAGGTCTCGCTCTCTGGCCTGCCCGCGCAGTCAGGATCCATGAACGGGTTCTACGACGACGCCACCGCCCAGACCTACACCGCCGCGGCGGACGGCCTGGCTCGCAAGCTCTACATCTACCCAAGCACCTTGACCGCCAGCCAGTACTTCTTCGGCACTGTGGTCGCCGACTTCAACAGCGACGCCACGGTGGACGGCGCGGCGACGTTCGTGTCGTCGTTCGAGGCTGCATCGGCGGACGGCATCCAGAAGGTCGGCTGATGGCCACCGGCAACGCCAACGGCCTGCGCGAGCTCCGCTACGTCGCGGACCGTTTGCGCAAGGCCGCGGCCCGTGACCTCACTCGCGAACTGGCCAAGGGCCAGCGGGCGGCGTTCCGGCCGCTGCAGAAGGAGATCGCGGCCGAGGCGCTGGCGACGTTGCCGAAGCGCGGCGGCTACAACGTGACCATGGCGAAGGCCATCAAGGTCACGGTCACCACCGGTTTCGGCCGCAACGCCCTGCAGGCCCGGGTCTATGCCAAAGGCAAGGACGAAGCGCGCGACGTCCGCAGGGTCAACGCGGGGGAGTTGCGCCACCCGCTGTTCGGCCGCCGCAGCAACTGGCACACCACCAGGGTCCGGGCCGGCTTCGTGGACCGGCCAGTCAGGGCCCTGTCCGACCGCGTACTCAAGGAGTGCGCGGATGCCGCTCAGCGGGTCAACGAATCGATCGCGCGGGGCTAATTTCAACCATCCGAGGAGCCGAGTTTGTATCTCATCCTGGGCGACGCCGACCGGGAACGCCTCGGCGCACCTGAGCGCCTGTCGCTGGACCTCAGCACGATCACCAACCGTGAGGCCATCCAACTGCGCACCATGGGCTACCGCACGCCGCGGCTGTTCCGTGAGGCCCTGCGGGCCTCGCGTCTCGATGCGGACGGCAACGAGGTTACCGGCGAAGAGGACTCGAAGTTGGCCGCGGACGGCGGGAAGGTCGTCGACTTCGAGGTCGACTACAACGCGTGGACCGTGCTCGTGTGGCTGGCGCTCAAGCGGGCCGGCATCGCCACGGATGTGCGGGAGTTGGAGTTCGACCTCGACGCGGTCCGCACAGCTGATGACGAGCCGGAGGAGCCGGCGGCCCCAAAAGACGAGCCAGCACAGACGGACCCCGAGGCCTCGACAGTCTGACCGCTGACGACCTGGAGGAACTCCGCGACATCGCCGCGGAGATCGACGACTACCGGGTCGCGTTCCTGCGCCACTTCCCGGGCCTGTCCTGGCGCGACGTCGACGACATGCCCTTTGAACTGTGGGACGCCTGCCGCCGGACCGTGGACCAGATCGAGGGGCGGTGAGCCATGGCCGTCTCCGCCACCCGTGATCTGAAGATCAACATTATTGAGGGCCGCGAGGGTGGCGGCTTCCTCCAGGTCGCCAACGACCTCGACAAGGTCGCCACCTCGACCGAGACTGCCGATGCGAAGACGAAGCAGTGGGCTGAGTCCTCGGCCCGGCTCAATGATGAGATCGCCAAGAGCAAGGCTCGGATCAAGGAGCTGCACGAGGAGGTTGCCAAGACCGGCGACACCTCGTTGTTTGGAGATATCCGCAAGGAAGAGACCCGGCTCCGTAACTTCGAGAACACGTTCAAGGCGCTCGCCCCGGCTGTTGAAAGCTCGATCGGTGCGGCCTTCAGCGGCATCTTCGACTCGTTCAAGGACCTCCCGTTCAAGGGCATCCTGATCACCACCCTTGTCGGCGCGGCCGTCGCCGCAGCCCCCGCGGTCGGCGCGGTCCTCGGCGGGGCCGTGCTCGGCGCAGGCGGCCTGGGCGGCATTGCGGGCGGCATCTTTGCCGCGAGCAAGAACCAGAACGTCCGCGATGCCGCCTCGGCGCTGGGCAGCGCGATCAGCAGCCAGTTCTTCGGCTCCGGCGAGTCGATGGTCGAGCCCTTGGTCAAAGGGATCCAGATCTTGCAAGAGGACTTCGCCAAGCTCGACCTGGCCAAGACGTTCCGGGAGGTCGCCCCCTACGTCGAGGCAGTGGCGCACGGCATCGGTGGTCTGGCCGGAGAGTTCCTGCCACGGTTCAACGACGCCCTGCAAAAGGGCGGTCCGGCGCTCGCGATCCTGGCGAAACTGCTGCCACAGGTCGGCGTGGCCCTCGGCGAGATGTTCCAGAACCTCGCCGACTCGAAAGGCACCTTCGAGGGTCTCGCGTTCGGCATCAACCTGACCGTGAACCTCATCAAGGGTCTCGGCAAGGGCCTTGGCTGGCTGGGCAACCAGTTCGACGGAATGCTCCGGTTTGCCGACCGTGCCACGATGGAACTTGACGCGTTCCTGCACAAGCTCCACATTGCCGGGCCGTTCCTTGAGCTCCTCCACAAGAACCTGTCCGCGCTGATCGGCGTCGGCGACGGCGTTATCGGCATGGTCGGCGCGGTCGGCACGGGGCTGGACAACATCGTCAACCCCATGAAGCAGGCGCAACGGGCGACCCAGGAACTCAAGGACGAGATCAAGCGCCTTGACGATGCGGCCCGGTCCTACTTCAACGTTGCCATGTCACTCGACCAGGCCGATCAGGCCGTGGCGCAGTCGTTCCTCGACCTGCGCAACAACCTGATCAAGGGCAAGCAGAACTGGGCCGACAACACCCAGGCCGGTCACGACAACATCAGCATGGTCCAGTCGGCGATCGACGTGTTGGAGCAGCAGCGCGAGAAGGCCATCGACAACGCGAACGGCAACAAGGCTGCGGTCGACAAGGCCAACGCCTCGTACGAGTCGCAGCTGAAGACGATCATCGACATCGCGAAGAAGGCCGGGGACAGCCAGGCGGCACTGAAGGCCCTTGCCGGCAAGTACGACGTCGAGGTCATCCTCCACGCGAGCCTCGTCGACGACATCAAGGGCCTCGGCAACGTCGGCAAGATCGCCAGCGCCGTGCTCGCCAGCTACTTCCCCCACCGCGCCTCAGGCGGCCCCGTCATGGCCGGTCAGACCTACCAGGTCGGCGAGATGGGGCCTGAGTTGTATACCCCAACCAGCAACGGCGTGATCTCGCCGCACGGGGCGGGCGGCGGCACGCAGACCCTTACCGGCGAGGTCGTCTTCAGGGGAACCGGAGACCGGTTGGTCGACGCGATCTTCGAGGCGTTCCGCTTGAAGATCCGAGCGGGATACAGCCTCACCTGATGGCTACCGCCTACCGCTCCAGCCAGTCGGTCACGAACGGCAGCGCCGGCACGTCGGTGACCGTCTCGAAGCCCACGGGCATCGTGGACACCGGCACGAATCCCGCGCGCGATCAGCTGATCGCGCTCATCGCGACGGTCGGCGCACCCACCATCACGGCGCCCGCGGGATGGACGCTCATCACCTCCGTGGCCTCCGGCACCTCGGTCACCCTGGCCGCGTACCGGAAGCTGGCCTCGTCCGAGGGCGCCAACTGGACGTGGACGCTCGGCGCTTCCCAGCGCAACTGGGGCTGGGTCGGCGCGTACACCGGGGTCGACCCGACCAACCCGGTGACAGCGACCGGCACCGACAACACCCTCGACACGTCGACGGTCCTGCAGCCGTCAAGCGCCGTGATCGACTCCTTTGGCCAAGGGATCGGCGCGGCTGCCGCGGTACGGGCGGCGACGGGCGCGGCGACGACGTGGACGACGACGAGCACCGAGCGTTCTGATCTGTCCACCAACGCCGGCGCCGGCACAGACATTGCAGGCGTCATCGGCGACACGGCGTACAGCGGAGCCCTCAACTCGTTCTACGGTCCGGTCCTGACCGCCTCGCAGGCGCAGACGGCCGGCGTGGCGATCGCACTCACCCTGCTGCCCTACTTCATCCCCTATGACGGCGGACACCTGACACTGTCCCTGGAATCTGCCCTCGGCGTCGACCCGGACAGCGACCTGTCGGTGGCCACCTGGACGGCCGTATCGGGCTACGTCCTGCAGGACCCGGGCATCACCATCCAGGCCGGCCGTCCCAACGGCACGAGTACCGCCGACCCGACCCGCATCGCGTTCACGTTGAAGAACCTCAACGGGGAGTGGACCAACCCGACCGGCGCCTACGCCAGGTACCTGGTGCGGAACCTGCCGTTCCGGGTGAAGGTCAGCGGCATCGGCGTTGACCCCAACGGGGAGCATCGCGGGACCGCCTTCCTGGCCAGCGCCAAGCCGCGGTGGGACAAGTCGCTGAACTACTCCGTCGTCGACGTCGTGGCTCAGGGCCGGCTGCGCCGCATGCAGCAGAACAACCAGCCTCTGCACTCGGCGGCGTACCGGACGATGCTCGGCAGTCCCACCGCAACCGTGCAGGCGGTGGCGTACTGGTCACTGGAGGACCAGTCCGGCGCAACGGCTGGCGCTTCGGCGTTCTCGGGCCACCCCGCAGCGGTGGCCACCGATATCGGGTTCGCCGGCAGCAGCGGGCTGTACCTCGGATCCGCACCGATCGCGGTGCTCTCCAGCAACACGTCATCACTGACCGCAGTCATCCCGACATACACGACTAGCGATACGTGGACCGTGGCCTTCGCGATGAGTCTGCCCGTAGAGCCGGCCGCGCAGACGACATTGATACAGGTCCAGACGACCGGGACCGCCAGTCTGTGGCGCCTGTCCATCACCCCGGGCACCTCGGCGCTCGTCCTCGATGTCTTCGACTCGAGCGGGACAAGTCTGTTGTCGACGAACATTGCCATCGATGAGGCGAGTTACTATGCCCAGCCGGCGGTGCACGCCTTGAGCGTGGCCAAGAGCGGCTCGGATATCAACTACGAGGCATCGGTCGACAACGTCGGGTTGAGCGGCACCCTCGCCGGCAGGACCGCTGGGCAACTGACGGCCTGGACGACCGTTGCGTCTGACGGTTTGGCCAATGCTGCGCTGGGCCATGTTGGCGTCTTCATCGATCCGCTGGCGGATGCCAGCTACCTCACCGTGGCCCTTCAGGACGCGATTGCCCGAGGTCACTCCGGAGAATGGCCGTGGGCCAGGTTCCAGCGGCTCTGCATCGAAAACGGCGTGCCCTACAACATGGACCAGAGCGAGAACACCGATCTCACCATGGGTCCACAGCTGGTCGATTCCCTCTTCAACCTGCTCGGCCAATGCCGCGACATCGAGGGCTGCCTCATGCACGATGCCGGCACCGATCCGGTCGGCGCTACGGGCGTGCTGATGTTTCCGGCCAGCGACGAACGCGACAACGCCACCACCGCCCTGACACTGGACTTCGACCTGCACCAGGTCACCGACGGCTTCGAGCCGACCCTCGACGACACCAACATCGTGAACGCCGTCGAGGCCTCCCGGATCGGCGGATCCAGCCGCACCGTCATCGACCAGGACTCGATCGACGTCGAAGGCGAGTACAAGAGCCAGTTCTCGTTCAACGCAGAGACCGATCAGTTCCTCGCCGACCTCGCCGGTTGGCGGGTCAACCTCGGCACCCTGCGGGGCATGCGGTACCCGCAGATCGGATGGAACCTGCGCCGCTCGCCGGAACTTGTCCAGCAATGGCTTGCGTGCGCGCCAAGCTCCAAACTGGATGTAGCGAACCCGCCGTCGCAGTACCCGCCGGACCTCATCGAGTCGTTCATCGAGGGGTACCTGGAGACGCTGTCCGACTGGAACTGGACCGTCGTCGCGAACCTCTCACCGGCCGCCGGCAACCACGTGCGGATCCTCGCCAACGACGTCGGCGACACAGACCCGGATCTCGGCCGCGACGACTGGGACTCCTGCGTGCTGGCCGGCTCACCCAGTGCCGGCGCGACCAGCACCACGGTCACGACCACGCCGCTGATCACGACGGCCGCGGACGACTTCCCGTTCGACGTCTTCATCTTCGGTGAGCAGATCACGATCACCAACTGCACCGGGTCCAGCAACCCGCAGACCATCACCATGACCCGCGCCGTGAACGGCGTCTCCATGGCCCACGCCGCCGGAGACGCCGTGATCCTGGCCGCCCCTCTGATCCTGACGATGTGAGGTACTGATGGGCGCCTGGACCGGCACTGTTCCCAGCCATGCAGCGGGCGCGAAATCGAAGGCGTCGAAGCTGCAGACGATCGACGACATCCTCACGGCCCTGACCGGCTCGTGGACGGACTTCTCGGCGTCGTTCACCATCACCGCCTCGGTGACGCCGCCGACGAAGGGCAACTCGACCTACACCGCGGCGTATGTTCAGGTCGGCAAGACGGTCGACTACACCTTCTCAGTGACGGTCGGCTCGACCTTTGTGGCCGGCTCCGGAGACTACCGATTCCTGCTCCCGGTGACCGCGGTCATGGGCAGCTGCATTGGTGTCGTCCGGATCCTGGACTCCGGCACCTCGTACTACGTGGCTGCCCTGACGATGCAGAACTCGACACATCTCGAAGCGGTCAAGGACGGCTCCGCCACGCTCGTGGGTTCGGCCGGCCCCGGCACGGCATGGGCGACGGGGGACATCATCCGCGGCCAGATCCGATACGAGGCCGCCTGATGGCCCTCACCGAGTTCCCCGACGTCTCCCACTACCAGGCCGGCATGTCCCTCACCGGCTCACCGGCGGCGATCGCGAAGTGCACGCAGGGCACGTTCTACCTCGACCCGTCCTACGCCAACTTCAAGGCCCAGGCGCTGGCGCTGGCCATCCCGTTCGCCGCGTACCACTGGGTCGACGGCAGCGACCTGCAGGCCCAAGCGGCCCGCTGCTACTCGGTGGCCGGGCGGACGCCGGTGATGTGGGACTGCGAGGCGGCCGGCGCCACCGTGCCGCGGATCGCGGACCTGACCGCCCGGTACCGCAAGCTCGGCGGGACGGCCTCGCTGGTCTACCTGCCGCACTGGTGGTGGCAGCAGCTCGGATCCCCGGACCTGCGCCCGCTGGCCGCGCTCGGTCTGTCGCTGGTCTCCTCGAGCTACCCGCCGGGCGGCTACTCAGACAACGGCCCCGGCTGGGCACCCTACGGCGGCATGACGCCGGTGGTGTGGCAGTACACCGACAAGCCGCACGACATGAACGCCTTCAAGGGCACCGCCGCAGAACTGGCGGCGCTATTCGCCGGCAGCCACGTGCCGCCGGCACTGGTCAAACCGAAGGGCAAGCGCATGCGCGGATACAAGGCGTCCGACAACGCGACCGTCTACGTCGGAGACGGCGTCCAGTGCCGGACCAACTTCAGCTGGAAGCAGTTCTGCTTCATGGTCGACCTCGGCCTGCTCGAGCCGCCACCGGCCGGCCAGACCACGGCCGGGCCGGGCAAGTACGACTCGATGGTCTGGGTCCTGCCCGCCGGTGAGGTCCTCAACTACGCCGGCGTCCTCGCGTCGGACGGCGGCACGCCTGGCGCCCCGATCGACCTCGCAGCGGTCGAGGCCGCGGCGGAGAAGGGTGCCAAGGAAGGCATCGAAGGCGCCACCATCCACACCGCGTAGTACCTGCACCACGGGGGAGGGGGCGCGGTGTCGCCCTTCATGTACTGGCTGGCCGGCGGCGGCCTGGTCGGGCTGCTCACCATGCTGGCCCGACTGTTCCTGCGCCTGCACAACGATGTGGTGCAGTCCGAGCGGCGCCGCGCGGATGACGCGGTGGCGCGGGCGGTGGCCGCCGAGAAGCGGGCCGATCTGCGGGAGGACCAGATGGCCATACTCCTCGGCCGGGTACGGGAGCCTGCGCCGTGAGGTGGTGGTGGCGGCGCAAGCCCACGAACGGGACCGCGCACGCCCGCGCCGAGCAGGAAGCCAAACTGCGGGCGGCGCAGCGGATGACGCCGGTCTACGAGCAGTGGGCCGAACGGATCGCCGACCTGCCCGCGGACGAGTTGGCGGCACGGATGCGTCTGGCCATGACGATCGTGAGGCACTCGTGAACGTCCACGTCGTCATCGTGCTGGAGTGGCTGGTCATCCTCGTCGGCCTGACCTTGTTCCAGGCGTTCCACGGCTGGCCGGGCAAGTACGCCGACCCGGTCATGGCGTGGCACCTCGGCGTGATGACCGCCGCCCAGCAGCTGGAGATCGCTGCGTTGTTCATGGCCGGGGTGTCGCTGATGCCCTCGGTCCTCGCCTACGGCGCCTCGGCCGCCATCGTGTACTGGCGCCTGTGGCTGCTGCTGCGCACCCGCCGCAAGATCTGATCACCGGAGGTACGACATGACCAGACTCGCCGAGTGCGCCAAGGCCTGCGTGGCCGTCGGCACAGCCGCCCTCGTGGCCGTCCAGGCGCTCATCCCGATGTCGCCCACCGAGCACGGCTGGGTGGCGGTCGCGCTGGCCGGCCTCGGCGCGGCCGCCGTGTACCGGGTTCCGAACGCGCCGGCCGAGCCGGCGCCGAAGTGACCTACGACAGCCGCCCGGAGACGCTGCTGCACAGCCAGCGCGTCGGCGAACTCATGGTGCAGGTGGCCAAAGAGGTGCTCGACCGGTCAACCTGCCATGACCGCAGCAAGACGCTGCCACCCGAGGTCGAGACCTTCGACGAGTTCACGCCGAAGCTCAAGGGCTCCACCTACGGCACTGACGAGTACAAGAGCTTCCTCGTCGCGATGGGCGAAGGCCTCGCCCATCACTACGCCCACAACCGGCACCACCCGGAGCACTTCCGCAACGGCGTGGACGATATGACTCTCGCCGACCTCGTCGAGATGCTCGCCGACTGGAAGGCCGCCACCGAACGGCACGATACTGGCGACCTGGCCAAGAGTCTGCTGATCCAGCAGGAGCGCTTCGGCCTGTCCGACCAGTTGGTGCGGATCCTGCGGAATACCGCCCTGCGCTACCGCTGGCTGACGGGCCAGCCCTGCGGCGCTGAGACCAGCCACTATCGCGGCGAGCACTGGGTCTGCAACGTGACCGTTGACTCGCTCGGCAAGCACGAAGGCACCCATGAAGACGGCTCCTGGGGTCCCGGTGCCGAATGGCCGCAGAACTCCACCGATGCTCCGACCGCACCCGCGGCCGGTCCCAATAAGGAGTGACGATGCACAAGCACCGCGCACCGATGAGCAAACGCAGGGCGATCCTCGCCCTCACCGCAGCCCTGGCCCTCGTGGCCGGGGTTTTGTTCGTTTCAGGCGGTCACAACGCCGCCGGCCCAGTGGGCAGCCAGCAGGTCGCCGGCACCGCCCCGGGCAACGTCTGCGTCGGGGGACTCCCGGACGCTGACGGCAACTACACGATGCAGTGCCACCAGGACCCGGCCAGCCCGTCGTCGAGCCCCACCGCTGGACCGACCACGCCGCCCGCCACAACGCCTCCTACGACCACACCGCCGGCAACGACGCCCCCTGCCACTACGCCGCCGCCGACGTCAACGCCGCCCAGTGGGCCGCTGACGGGCTGCATCGCCCATCCTGGCGTGTGCGGGTACCCGGACGCCTCGAGCACGGGAACGCCCGCGGGTATTGCCCTGAAGACGTTCACCGGCACCATCACCGCCGGGACGACGTATGACGGGTACGCGTTCGGCTGCCTGTCCTTCAAGGCCGCCAACGTCACGATCCGGAACTCGTCGGTGCGGTGCGCCAACAACTCCTACGCCATCGACTCGCTCGACACCTCGGGCACGTTCACGATCGAGCACACCACCATCGTGTGCACCGGCGGGTCCGGCGGTACGGCCATCGGCGAGGACCACGTGGCCGCGCGGTGGGTCGACATCAGTAACTGCGAGAACGGCGCCGACGCCAACAACGTGTTCAGCATCCGCGACTCCTACATCCACGACATGCTGAAGAACCCGAACCTGCACACGGATGGCATCCAGGTGTGGCCCGGCGCGACCAACATCGTGTTCGTGCATAACACCGTCCTGATGCACAACCAGGGTGGCGGCCAGAACTCCGCGTTCACCTCCGGCGGGCCCGGCGGCGGACCTCAGGGTCACTTCGTGGTGACCGACGACATCCTCGACTTCGGCAACTACATCGTCTACTGGTCCGGCAACGCGGGCGTGCTGGCCAACAACCGGTTCGGCAACCTCGGTAGCCCGGGCAATGCCCCGTTCGGGTACTGCGACGGGTGCGGCACGGCCACGAAGTCCGGCAACGTTCTGGACAGCACCGGCGCAGCGTTGGCGGTGTGACATGGAAAATGGCTGACATGAACGACGGCTGATGCTCGGGTAACCCCCGACGGGTAAACCCCGAGACGCAAAAAGGCGCCGCGCCTGCCCTCACGGGTAGGTGCGGCGCCTTCGTCGTTTCACTCGTTGCCGTCGTCTTCTTCTTCACGACCAGGCGACATCGCGATGCCATCTTTGTACCGGCGCCGGGCATCCTCGACTCGGGCAGCGTCACCCTCGGCGAGCAGCCACACCATGCCGTAAAACTCCTCGATCGTCTCGTACGCATCGCCCTGCGTCTCGGTTGCGATCGTCATACGGCGCCAGTTGCGGAGCTTTCCCTCGTCATTCACTGCGTGGTTATACGATCCGGCCACGACGTGGCCTCCTCTCTCATCCGTCGATGCGGATGGAGCGAGGCAGGGAACCCGGATGGAGTCCCCTGCCTCACCCTCACCGTACCGAGCGGCCATCCGGACCGCTGGGCCCGTCTGGCACTACCTCAGCGGCTCGCCGGTGCCGGGCTCACAGGAGCCACGTCGCCTTCGCCTTCGAGCTGCTCGATCATCTGAACCGGGGTCCGCTTGCGGCCCTTCGCCTTGGATGCGTTCCGACGCCGTGTTGCCGCCGCCTTGACCGCTGCCGCCTTCCGCCGTGCCGTGACGATCGGGTCGACCACCGGCTCCATGGCCGCCGTCTCGATCGCCTCAACCGTGCGGGCCAGCCGGCCCAGCTCGATCAGGGAGATCGTCGCGACGAACATCATGCCGTCGATGATCAATGGGTAGAAGTACTTGGCGGTACCGGACTCACCCAGGGTCTGGGCAACCGACTCCATGTGCCAGTACGACACCCAGCCGGCGAAGCCGCCGACCGCGAAGGTCACGACCAACCGGACCGCACCGAGCACGCGGCTCTGAATCGGGATCCGGCTGACCAGTTCAATACAGGCGAAGAGCACCAGCGGGGCCAGCGCCGACAGCGCAGCACCGGAAGCGATCTTCCAGGTGGGGTCGCTCGCGGCCTCGGGCCGGGTGAGCGAGTGGAGCACGTTGGCGGAGACCGACGCGGCGATCCCGAAAGCCAGGACGCCTCGCGTTCCGCGGAGCAGGTTGCGCACCTGCTCGGTCGAGAAGTGGATCATTACCCCTCCAGGGGCGGGTCGCTTGATGCACCGTGCGCCAAGGCCCCCGCGGCCGGCGCTCTGGTGCAATCCCCGAGCGCGCCTGTGGCTGCTGCTCGGTCTGTGCTATTTCGGCGGGCGGACCCCCGTAGGCCGCCCCACCTGACCAGCCCTCAAGGGGCGGCCGAGGCGACATGCGCACGTGCTTGCAGCGGTCGGTCCTCGGCTCGTAACGGTCGTGCCCCGCTGCGGTGTCGAACCGCTGCCGTCCTCTTGCGGGGTAGGTGCCGGGATGCGCTCCCGGCCGGCGATCACGGATGTCGCTCCGACTCGGCTATCCAGATATGGCGGAAACCCTCTCAGCAGGTCCTCGGCGCTGATTCCCTGAGCCACCTGTCGCGGCAGTGGCCCACCTTCGCCCGTTACAGCGGCGTCCCGCGTCGATCACAGCTCGACGGCTGGGCTGGCATTGCTGCGTGAACCTCCGGGTGCCGCCCCCTTCGCGCTGGTCTGACGCCCTGGTGTTCGTCCGGGCTGCCTGCGCGCTCACTGGAGTAGGTCCGTGGCCCCGGCGCCGGTCGCGACTAGCGCGGTGTCGTCTGCTCGGGGCGGGTCGTGCTCCGTCTTACTGCGGCGGATCCTTTTGCTGTCAGCGGGGCTTGTCTTTTTCACGGCGCGGGGTGGCTTCTGGTTCCGGCCTGCCCTTTGCGGTGCTCCCGCTCTCCTGCTGTACCTCAAGCATAGCATACGGGTATGCGTAGCGCAAGGCATAGCGCTCAGCTATGCTCGCCTCATGCCCTACGACCTGTCCAACCTGGAGCGACTCGGCCGTCGCGCCGAGAAGGCTCGCGCCGAGCTCGCCGAGCTGCTGCCGCAGATCCGGGCCGAGGTGACCGCGGCGCTTGATGGCGGCGCGCGCCAGACCGACGTGGCCAAGGCCGCCCGGTACACCAGAGACGCCATCTACAAGATCGGCCTACGACCGAGGGGTACGCCGTGATGATCTCGGCACGCTCGCCCAAGTGCATTCACGGCACTCGCGGAGGCGTAGAGCACGCCGCATCCAACTGCCGGACCTGCCCAACGGACAACGCCGAGTATCAGCGTTGGTGCACGTTCTGGGACGCCCTGCCCTATGCGTGGCGGTGGGACAAGCCCAAACCGGGCGCCATCGTCGTCTATGGGCACTGGGAGATTCGCGAGTCAGGCGAGCCGGTCAACGCTGAGGTCGTGCTCTCTCACCTGCGCGGTATGGCCGTAACGGTGGTGGGGTTGTGGTGACCGATCGGCCAGTCCCGATCAAGCGGACGGACCGACAGACTCGGCTGTATGACTCAGCCGCCGATCGTCCCGGGCTACCCGCAGGAGCCTGAGCCCACCGCGCCGATCGAGCCAGCGCTAGTCGCGCCGCAGCCGCAGATCATCTACGTACAGGCGCCCGCGGCGGACAGTCAGGCCGTCTCGCGGGGCATCGTCAGCGGGGCCGGCACACTTGTCATCATCATGCTGGCGGTCTGCCTGGGCATCCCGCTGACCTGCGGGGCGTTCTGGGTCATCATCGCGGGCATCGGCAAGCTGACCGGTTCCTGAGCGGCCATCCACTCAGCGCCCGGGGATAACCGCTATCCGCATCGGCGGGGCGACAGGAAGGGGCGGCGCCTGACACGGTGGCTCCGGGTTCAGGTCCTGGGCCACGCAGTCAGCGAACACCCAGCCGGCCAGGTCCTCAAGGCCCATGTCCTCGCCGGACTCGGCCCAGCGGCGGATGGCTTCACTCAGGAAAAGGCTCACGGGATTCCTCCTCGGCCGGGCACCGCCCTGTGGCAGGTACCCGGCCTCTCGGCGAGGGGTGAGCCCGCCCGCCGGTAGGCACCGGTGACCCTCAACCCATGGGGCGGGTGCCGGGCGCGACCCCTTTAACCCGCCGCGCCCGGCGGTGCCGCCGCAGTGTCTAGCTGGGGTGGCTCCTCCATCTTCACTGTGTAACCTAGGTAAGTCAAGGAACCGATTGAGGTGAGGAGGCGGCCGTGGTTGGATCAAGTGGTCTAGCTGGGAGTGCGACCATCATGGCCGAACCTTTCTACCGGCGTGTCCTCGCCGATATCCGCGCCCGCATCGCCTCAGGGCAGTGGCCGCCGGGTCACAAGCTGCCCACGAACGCCGCCCTGCGCGACTTCTACCGCGTCCTGCTGGACAACCCCCAACTCGCCAACGACACGGTGCAGAAGGCCGTGACGATTCTCAAGGAGTCCGGCGAGCTCCGCGGCCAGCAGGGCAAGGCCGTCTACGTGGCCGGCCACACAGAGGTCGGCTGACCGATCGGTCGCTCAGTGTGTCCGTTTGGCGGGCAGCGTGTAACGGATGGCTGGGAGTTACATATAGAACCTGCAGGGGACACATCCACTCCCCAGGAGGTATTCCGTTGTCCGATTCGTCCATCACCCCTATGCCGCGCTGGATCCTGTGGACCATCGCGGCCCTGACGCTGTCCGGATTCGGTTTCGTCGCCATCACGGCTGAGCGCGTCGTGATCGGCGAGGGCGCACTGCCTGCGCCCCTCAGCTCGATCGTTGTCATCACGCTGGTCGCGGCCGTCCTGGGCCTGCTCGCCCGCGGGTACTCGCTCCAGAGCATCCGCAACAGCTCGCGGATCGAGGCCGCGATCATCGGCCACATGGACGAGCAGATCTCGACGGTTGCGGCCCGCCACGACCGTCGGATGGATCTGATCGCCGGCACCATGATCAAGCATGGGATCCTCATGGACAGCGCCACCGTTGAGATCCCGCGCCAGAGCGCGGTGCGCGCGTACGCGAGCGTGCCCGGCGGGCCACTCGATCCGAAGGTCGTCGAGATCACCGACCGGCTTGCCCGACGGATCACCGGCAACCTCGACGATTGAGGGCGTGCGTCATACGTGCGTCAGGACTGGCCCAGACCCTGCCACGTCCAGCCACGTCCAGCCAGAGAAACCGCAGGCCAGCTGCGGTGGCGGGTCGCTGACCTGCACCTCTTCCCACCTTGACACGGAAGAGGTCACTGGTTCAAACCCAGTATCGCCCACCAGAGTTTGACGAGGTCATCGGCTTAAGTCAGCCGGTGGCCTTCTTCTTTGTCCGGCCGCGTGCGTCATCCGTGCGTCGCCAGCTTTCGAGCACCTTGTCATGCGCGTCCGGCGCCAAGTGTGCGTACCGGGTCGTCGTGGAATAGCTCTCATGGCCGAGCAGGGCCTGCACCCGGTACAGGTCCACGCCGTCCTGGACCAGCCAGCTGGCCGCGGTGTGCCGCATCGCCCGCGGCGGCAGCCGGCGCACCCCGGCCGCCTCGATGGCCGGGTACCAGACCCGCAGCCGGAAGTCGGAGTCGTCGACCAGGCCGCCGCGCGGTGCGGTGAACAGGGCTGCGGACAGCGGCCGGCCGGTCATCAGGGCGGACAGGCGCGGCATCTGCCACGGCGGTACCGGCACCGACCGGAAGCTCTTGCGGCTCTTCGGGTACTCGCGCAGCCCGGCCCTGGTAAGCACACGGGTCACCTCGACCTGCTCGCGCAGCCACGCCACCCGGTCGCCGTGCAGGCCGAAGATCTCACCGGGTCGCAGCCCGACCCACATGCCCAGCCCGACCAGGGCGGCCCACTGCGGTTGCTCGTGCCGGTCCAGCTCAGCCAGCAGCTGCTCCGCCTCGTCGTGGGTGTAGAAGTCGATCGGCGACGGCGGGACGGTGGGCAGGTCCAGGTCGGCGAATGGGTTGGACAGCACGATGGGCGGTCGCTCGCGGCACGCGGCGTCGAACAGGGCGCTCATGACGTTGACGATCTGGTGCACGGTGTCGGCGGCGAGCACCGGCGACTCAGCGGTGCCGGCGACGCCCTTGTCCCGGGCGCGGCGCTTCTTGCGCACCACGTTGGCCCAGCCCTGGGCCTCCATCCGGGTCACGGTCTCCATCGGCCACCGGCCCCACTGGGCCTCGCAGTGGGTGCGCCAGTTCGATGCCACCTTCGCCGATGTGTTCGGGTCGACGGCCCGCGCCCTGGACCACCGCTCGTACCACTCGGCCACAGTGATCCGGCCAGAGCGTGGGTCGCGCAGGTCGCCGCGGGAGAAGTTGGCTTCGAGCTCGCGCGCCCACTCGGCCGCCTCGCGCTTAAGGGCGAACGTCTTCGAGATCCGGTCCCCGTTCGGGTGGCGCACTGTTGCCTGTTGCCTGCCCGAGGGCAGCTTGCGGATGTAGGGCATCAGCCGGTCTTCCTTCGGCGGGGGGGCTGTGGCTGCGGCGACATGGCCGCGAGCATCCGCATGGTGGTGCGGATGTACTCCCTGGTCGCCTCGTTGGTGTGCGGGTCTTCGAGTTTGCGCAGCAGGGCCAGCACGTCCGGGTCGACGATCGGCTCCGGCGGTGCCGTGGTCCGCTCGGCCGCTCCCAGTGCGGCGAGCGCCTCTCTGGCCGGGATGCCGAGGCCGGCGCAGAACTGCTTCACCTTGTCCACCGTGGGCGCGGTCTGGCCGTTGCGCCACCGGTAGTAGGTGGTGGCGTTGATTCCGGTCGCCTTGACGATCTGTGCGTCGGTCATTCCACGGGCGCGCGCGTCATCGAGTGCACGGGCGATGAACCGCGCGAACCGGATCTTGTCAGCGGCCGATGGCATGGGCGCAACATATCCGCTGCCAGGAGGCCGGTTGTCTGCCGGCGCGGTCTTCGTGCCTCCGCGCAAGCGGTTGAGACCCGACTGTCGGAGCATCCTCCGTTCGGCTATCGAAAGTGCACCACGTTGTTTCATGCATTCATGGTGGGGAAAGTTCGGCCTCCGGAGAATCAGCCGAACGGATGAGGCACCTGCATGGAAGCAACAGGGTACGGTCACCTGCATGCGTGCAAGTGACGAAGCGCCCTACGGCGCCGATGCAGTAGACCGAGATCGAATCGCCTACACCCTCGAAGACACAGCGCGGCTGCTGTCCATCAGCATCCGCAAGGTCAAGTACATGGTGGACTCGGGCGAGCTTCCATCGATCAAGGTCGGCCGCGCTCGTCGAGTGCATGGAACTGCGATCGAGGACTACGCCCGCCGGCAGGCGACGCCCGGCGCCCGGGAAGCGTCATGACTTCCCCGCCGCCGCAGCCGCCGCGCCCCGCTGCGCCGCCCTCGCCACCGCGCCCCAGCGGCCCGCCGAGGGTCGCAGAGGAGATGTATCCGGTCGCCGAGTTGGCCGAGATGTGGCGCTGTTCGGTCGACCACATCTACGACCTCATCGCCCGCCGCGAGATCCGCACCGTCCAGCTCGGCATCGGCCGCGCCAAGACGAGGATCCCCGCCTCGGCCGCCGACGAGTTCGTGGCCAAGCGCACCACGAAGGGTAGAGCCGCATGAACTCCCGCACCCTCGTACTCGGCACCAGCCCCATGCAGCCCGGAACCCCGCACCCGTCGGCGCCTCCCGGACCCGGCCCCGGACCGTCGAAGGCGATGCGCGGCGCACCAGCCCCGGACGGCCGCCCCATCCTGCCGCCGCCGGGACCGAACCCGCAGGGGCCCAAGCCGACACCGAAGACACCCCGCTGGGCCATGGCCTGCCTCCTCGCCGCGTTCGTCCTCTTCGCCGCCGGGCTGGGCTGGTGGGACGTCTTCGTCGTCCCGCTGGCCGTGGCGGCTGTTGTGGGTGCGCGGTGAGCGACATCAGCCGGGAGTCCGCCCGCGCCGTGCTTGCCGTGCCGATGGGCGACAACGACGCCGAGGCAGCCACGATCGGCGAGTACCTGACGAAGCTGCTACAGGGCGTCTGGGAAGACCGCGACGGCTTCGACGGGAAGCGACCCTTCGGCAACTCCTCCTGGGAGGGCGAGGTCTATATCGCGCTCGTCGAGGCAGGACTCGTCGCGGGAGTCATGGACGACGATTCGCTGGAGTACATGGAGGACTGCGACGAGCAGTACGCCAACCGGCTGGTCGACGCCGCCATCCAGGAGATGGGCCAGACCTGGAGCACGCCGTGCGCGGTGTGCACCCCACAGACAGGCACGACGGGCTCAGCAGCCGCCGTGAATGGTGCGCACATCCAGGGGAACCCAATGTCGTCTGGTGCACCAGCTGGCCCGAGCCCGGCGTATACGGGCTCGGTGCCAGTGCCTCAAGGCTTCAGGGACAGCGGGTGGGCCAGATGAGAGGCCTCGCCGAGAAGATCCGGTTCGCGATCCACATTCGGCGGATGCTCGCCGATATCGCCACGCCCGGACCGTGGGAGTGGGCGAACCACGACGATCACTTCTACATCGG